CACTACTTTTACTTACAGATAATAACGAAGTATCATTTTTGCTTCTTGTATCTAAAACTGATATTGCGTTAGTTAAAGAGGATGAATTTGATTCTAGCACATTTCTATATTGATCTGACGAAACATTAACTGAGCTACTAGATGCCACATAAGTAGATTGTATAACTGGTCTTTGAACTGAAGACAATAACGCACCATCTCTATGATAATCTTCATTATCTTTTCCAACAAATTCAATATTCAAAGAATCTATACCATCTATATTTTTTAATTTGGCAATTAAATCAGATTTAACAATTCTATCATATCTAGAATATTCTGAAAAATATGTAGATAATAAATCTATAATGCTTTCTCTTATATTATCTTCAGCAACATCATCAAACCTTCTAATAAACACATTCACAACAAACATTTTTTTCTTTGGATTTATTATTTTTATAGTTGATGTTATGCTAACAATACCTTGAATCTTTAGATAGTTTATAACTCTATTTTTTTCCACTTCATCTAAATCGAACGCATTTAAAGGTACATTAAAATAATTAACGTCATTTGAAAAATAATCAGTTATTCTAGGTATTAAATATAAATACATTTCATTAATATTTATATCATCCAATGTACCATCACTATCAATATCTATTTTAACCATATCTAAGGTATTGAATGCATTTACTTTAGAAAACATATTTAACTTTTTTAGATGATAAATAAACTGAGATGGTGTTGCAAGAACAAAATTTCTAGAAACATATGGAATAACAGACTTTGTATATTCTAAATCCTCACCATCGCTTGCAAATTGAATATCAGTTTCAACAAAAACATCAAAAAATTCACTAATTTGAATTGAATTACCACCCTCGTCATAAACATCATCAATAAAAGTAAAATCGTTTATTTTATTATTTAAAATATTTCCTATAATACCATTTGTTAATAAATATTTAACTTGTATAGTTGATCCAATACCAGGCACAACACCATTCAATTCATTACCAAAATATACATCTAATCCTCCATTAAATCCTGTTCTAGTATAACATGCATATTCATTTGGTAACATGTCATATAAATGATCTTTTATTTGTAAATTAATTCCATTTAATGTAACCTGAACATCAAAATTATCAATAGTTGAATTATCAGAAACATTAACTTGAAATGATTGAGCTATTGTACCATCACCTGTAAATGTTTGATATTCATATTTTCCCTGTACAACATTTACAAAAAATTGACAACCTGGTGTTAAATAATAATAGTTCCTATCTGAGTCAACTTTCAAAGTATAATATAAATTGTTAGTTTTATTTTTAATTAAAGTATTATTATAAATAGTTAATTGTCCACCTTCAATTTTTTCTGTTATATTAACACCTTGCTTTAATTTAAATTGAAATGTTCCCTTTGCTGATATTGCTCTAGAAGGATTATGACCAGAAATTCTAGCAATATTTCTTATCATTCTAATAGAATTCGCTTGATCTATATCTAATTGTTTTACAAAATTTTTCAAATATAAAATGTTTTGAACAAAAAATTCCTTAAGAACAGTTAATATTTGGCCATATGGTGATGCTGGATTAAAAAGAATACCTGATTTCTTATAAACAGATTTTAACCAATCATTAATTTGTGCAGTTAAATTAGAATAATTTAATTCTATTCTACTAAAAACCTTATCTAATTTAGTTTTTCTGGCCATTACATTTTAATTTTATTTTTTAAACTATTTCCAATAATTTCAACAAATCTATTTAAACTTGATTCTTTTTCTTCGTATATATTATCAAAAATATTGAATTTAAAAACATATTCCTTATCTTTTATTTTATAAACTTTCAAATTAACTTTTTGATTATTATTCAAATCAATATTAAATTCAAAAAATAATTCCTCACAAGGTAAAATTGGAATTTTCTCAATAATAACATTAATCACAGATAAATCTGAAATCTTATTATCCTTAAACCAAGTATTAATTAAAGTTGAAGGTGATTTAATAAATTTTGATAAAACTTTTAAATCATCACCAAATTTATTATTTTTAAATATATTTTTTATTTTTTCACCAAAATCATCAATATCATTAAAATATATTTTGACATACTCACAGTTTATATCAAATAAATATGTAAATTCATTTTTTGTTAATTTAATCTTATTTTTATCAGAAGTAAAAATTATTTTTGTAAAAATAACATTAATATCATCATACAAGATCCTATTAATTGGTATTACTAATCTTAAATCTGATGTGCCATTAATTTTTTCATAAACACTATCAACAGATAATACTTTTGTATCGTTAAATATTTTATTAATCCTTTCAACTAAATCACTAATTAAAATATCCATAACTTAAATTATTTTATATGTCACATCATATCTGTCACTAAAAGAACTAGTATTTTCTCCATTTATTCTCAATATCGAAACTTGTAATCCCCTATAATAGCTAACTCTTGGTTGTCCAACTAAATACGCACCACATAAACTTAATTCTGGTTCCTCAGAATTGTAAACTGGTAAATCTATAGTTATAGTAATACCTACTTTCTTAACAATAGTATAAGCACCACTATAATCAATTATAGCGCCGCCAACATTAAAATAAAGATTTTGAACATATACTGTATTTCCAGTTCTAAACATATCTTCTGTTAATACAATTTCTGTGTAGCCTGTTGCACAACAAGTAGTTCCAGTATAAACATCTGTACAATTAACATAAATATTCTCATTCAAATAAAAACTATCATCAAAAGTTGAATTTTCTGGAATTGCAACATTATAATTCTTCAAATCTTTAGGTAGATTAACATTAAAAATATTAACCTCTGAAATAACATTATTATAATTAAATAACATATTTAAATATAATCGTTGGGAATATAATGCATAATCAGGTTTTATTATAATATCAAGCTTCTGTTTATTTCTTAAATCTCTATCCAACACAACTATTACATCACCAGATTCATTAGTATGATTATCATTTATAAAATTTAATAGCATTTTATTTGAAAATGCCAATGATACAGGATAAGATGCGCCTGTGTTAGTAAAATTATAATCATAAGCATCCAACATACTAACATTGGTCATTTGATCATATTCCACACCTATAACATCAAATTTCAATTTAGGATATATGCCTGAATAATCAACTGTTATTCTTGCGGTATCAGAATTAACAAATTGATTTGTAGAATATAATCTTAATAATTCTTCCATGTTGTTCATTCTAGTTTTTAAATCATCCATACTAGTTTGTGAATAAATTAAAGATTTCATCTCTTGAATATCTAAATTGATTCTAACAAACTCTTGAATTATATTAACAAAATTTTCATTAACTTTATAAAAGTTTCTCATCATCTCATTATACAAATCAAATCCAAACATATTATAAATTGTACTAGGATCATAGGTTAGTGGTTGAACATCATTATCTATATTATAATGTAAATTCAAATTAAACATATAAGACAAACCATCATGCTCACCATTAGTAACTAATTTTTCATAAGGTGATATTAAAGTAGCATAACTATCATCATCATTATCTGGATTATTTAAAAATTCTATGCCATATAAATTAACATAAGAGTTTAGATTATTTTCTGAATCTCTTTCTGTTAATTCATAATACCATAATATTGCATTAAAATTAAAATCTTCTGGTGCCTGACCTTCAATAGAAACACTATTAAATTCATCAAAATTATGAGAAATTAAATTTGGTATATTCATTTTATAGTAATGATCAACATCCATATCAACATAAATACCATCTATATTATCTGAATTAAAATCAGTCAATTTTTCAATGTAGTTTTCAGCATTCAATCCAGTATTATTAGTTAATCTTATACCATAGTAATCACCTTGATATCTAAGACGATCACCATTAGAGCACAAATACGTATTATCTAATGTATCAAACTGACCAAAAAATGAACCAGGATAATCTTGTGGATTTGTCCTTATAGGACTATTTAAACTTTCTGCTCCAATTATCTCAGTTTGAATTTCACTAGATAAAATTGGAATTTCTAAATTTGGGTAATAATTAGTATTATCCCTAATTCCAAATAATACAGTAGGAGTTTTACCTGCTTGATGAGGAATATATGCTGTTACTTCTTGACCAATTCTTGATGCTGTTTGTATATTTGTAACTTGATTTATTTCACCAATATATTGTATTAATCTATTATAGTCCAAATAAACATATGTTGAATTTAATGTACCTTCACCACCACCATTATAATTATAATCTAACCAAATTTCAGTAGTACTTCCAGTAAAATTAATTTCACCAATAATGTAAGAATCACCCAAAATAATAGAAGTTCCACTTGTTCCGGATAAAACTAATTTATCAGCAGTATTGTCAGTTTTAAAAATAATTTTATCACCAACTTTATATTTTGCTATCTCATTTATTATTATTTTAGGTGTATTATATGTACCACTACTACCAGTATAATCAGAACTTTCCTCAATACTAACAATCTTATAATCAATTATTTCTCTTTCTTTCCACAAATATTTGCGGAAATAATCAATATTAGTTATTGTTGATTCATTTGGATTATCAAAATCCTTTAAGTTCTTATCCCAATCAACTTTATGAACAGCTGGTTCAAAATCAATTAAATTTAATTTTCTAAGCCATTTAAAAAATATCATTTCTGTTGGAGTATATCTTTCTGCAATATTATAAAAATCAGTATTGGCGTTTATTCTACTCTCATGACATGCTGTATCATAATTGGCAACATAATTTCTTAATGATTCTACAAGTTGATCTGACAATTTTGTTGGTGTTGTATAATTAGGATCGTCTGAATAAAAAGGAGTTTCACCTTCAACATTACCTTTAGGTATAAAATCCATTATACCATCAATTGGATCGGGATCACCGTTTACCTGTCTAGGTATATTTAATAAGATAAATTTTGTAAAATTTAAGTTATAATAATCATTATAATTTGCTAAATTTAGATCACTTGCAGCACTTGGAAAACAATAAAATGAAGTCCCTTTTGATTTCATTCTTTTATATAATGGAGTAGCCATACGTATTTATAATATTTTTTATTATATATAAAAATCTTAACTCCATAAAATAAAAAAGAGTGATATTTTAGTATCACTCTTAATGCTTAGAATGGTCATAAACCCTCGTGAAGCGTTATTTTTAATTCTGAATAACAAAACAGCTCAAGTTCTATTAATTATTTATCTAACGCATTTATTTTTTCTATTTTTTTATAATGATTCTCCAAAGAAAACAACTACATCTTTAGTGTAGTTTGATGAATTTGATTTTTTGATAAAAAACCATATTTTTTTAATTATATATACTTATATAAAAAAATAAACTTTGTTTAAGTGAAAGTGATTAAATATACATTTAAATTTAGGTTAGACCCAACCCAAGAGCAGCAAATCTTACTGAATAAACACTTCGGATCAGTTAGATGGTCATATAATTACTTCCTTAATCAAAGAAAAAATGAATATTTAAATAATAAAAAATCAATCACCTATAACCAACAATCAAAATCTCTAACACAACTAAAACAAAATGAAGAAACTGGCTGGTTAAAAGATGTTAATAGTCAATCACTTCAGTATTCATTAAAGTGTCTAGATCAAGCATACCAAAATTTCTTTAATAAAAGAACCAAATTTCCTAATTTTAAATCAAAAAAATCCAAAAATTCATTTACTTGCCCTCAGTTCGTTAGAAATGAGGATAATTTGTTATTCATTCCTAAATTTCAAGAAGGAATTAAAATGATAATGGAAAGAAAAATTAAAGGTTTAATAAAAAAAGCAACAATATCAAAAACACCTACTGGAAAATACTTTGTATCAATTCTAACCGAACTTGAATATCAACCTGTTAGCAAAACAAACCAATCAATAGGAATAGATTTAGGTATAAAAAACTTCCTAGTGTTATCTAATGGAACGAAAATCAAGAACCATAGATTTCTTAAACACTATGAAAAGATTTTAACTGAAAATCAAAAATATCTATCAAGAAAAACCAAAGGATCAAATCGTTATGAAAAACAACGACTAAAAGTTGCTAGAATTTACGAAAAAATAACCAATTCTAGAATGGACTTAATTCATAAAACAACTACATCGTTGGTAAAAAAATTTGATACAATCTATCTGGAAGACTTGAATGTGAAAGGAATGATGAAAAACCACAAATTAGCAAAAGCCATTGGTGATGTTAGCTGGGGTAAATTCATAGATACACTTGAATATAAAGCTAAATGGAATGATAAACAAGTCATACATATAGATAGGTTTTTTCCTTCAAGCAAAACCTGTTCTAAATGTGGTTGGATTAATAACCAATTAACACTTAAAGATAGAAATTGGACTTGTCCTGAATGTGGTTCAATACATGATAGAGATTTTAATGCGGCAATTAATATCCTTAACGAAGGATATCGTAAAGATATATCAGATGGAACGTCTGATTACGAGCGTGGAGCAAAAATAAATCCTAAGAAATTAGGTATAAGCCATGAAACGCTTAAAAAGAGGGAACCTAATGTTCCTGAAACTACTACATCTTTAGTGTAGTGGTAGTTCATTCTAACTTATTATATTTAATATATAAAAAATATGAAATTAATTGCAGGTAAAAAATTTCTTTTGTTATATCCTGGATATTTTAGTGAAAAATGGGGCAGAACTATGAGAATAAAACCTCATATGATATATGTTCATAATTTTTTGAAAAAATACTTTGAAACTTCTGTTGTAGATTTGGATATTGAATTTTTATTTCCAAATTCAGAAGAAGAAGTGGATGAATTTAAAAAAAAATCACTTGAAAAAATATTATCACAAGATTTTGATTATTTGGGAATAAGTTGTTTTGTAAGCACCAATTATCTTCCTACAAAATATTTTGCAGAAGAAGTAAAAAAACATAAGCCAAATGTAAAAATAATTGTAGGCGGATATCATGCTACAGCTATGCCAGAAGATTTTATATATGAAAATAATCCTTTTGATAAAGTAATAGAAGGTGATATTAATAACATGTTAGAAATTATTGACAATGATAATAATTTTTATAAATCTAATAATGATTCTATTATTGGTAAACCTGATTTCTTATCTTATCCTTATTATTCAAGTAAAGATATAAATTTAGGAATATTTTTAAGTACTGGATGTCCATATAATTGTTCTTTTTGTATGGAATATAATAATAAAAGAAAATGTTTAGACGTAGAAGAAGCAATTGAATATGTAAGTTGGATTGAAAATAACTTATCTACCAAGCTGATTTGCTTTTTTGATCCCTTATTTGGACAGAGTAGTAAATGGAGAAAAAGATTTCTCCAAGGTCTCATTGATAAAAAAATTAAATCATGGATTTGGTTATTTACACGTATAGACATATTAGATGAAGAAGATATAAAACTATTTTCTAAATTAAACATTATGGTAAAATTTGGAATAGAATCTTTTTCAAAAGAAATGCTTACGATTATGAATAAAACAACTAATCCTGAAAAATATCTAAATTCATTTATTGAAATTTCCAAATTATGTAATAAATATAGAGTATTACACGATGCTTTTCTTATATACAATCATCCTGGTGAATCATTAAGAACAATCAAAGAAAATAGAGATTTTTTTGACAATAAAATAAAAAAAGAACTTATAGAAGGATATCTCAGAATAGAGAGTATTAAATATTCGTTATATCCAGGTTCTTCTGTATATAATAATATGGATTTTTATGAACAAACCTATGGTTCTATCTTTCCTGAAAAAAAATGGTGGAAGAAAGAAAACGAATGTAATTTAGCTAATATATCTAGATCAATTATAGCATCTAAGAATGGAGAAAAAGAAATATTTATAAAAGAAATGAATAAATTTCTAAATGAAATCGACAGATTTAATAAATTATCGAGAGAACAAAGTTTATGGACAAGAATTAAATTTTTCTCTTTTAGACAATCAAGACTACTCTGAAAATAATTTTAATCTACCTAATTTATACTTTCTTAATGCAACCTTAACTTCATATCTTTCAAAAAAATTTTGTTTAAAATCATTTTCATATTTTGCTATATCAGTTGCAATTATATTACCATTCTTATCAACAACTTGATACAATTCCATAGATTTAGCTAAAATTTTATCATCAATAACATCTTCAGTATAGTTACCCAAATTATTTGTAGTATGTTGAAACCAAACTCCTGCAAAAGTATTCATATTATTGGCAACAAACTTACCATTTATAATAACACCATACTCAAATGTGATGTTAAAATTCTTATGCTTAATTAGTTTCTTATATGCTTTAAAAAAAACATTAAAATTAGGTTGGAAATTATAAGTACAATATACTACTTCATCTTCGTCAATATCGTTAAATTTAAGATATTTTATGTTAAACCCAATATCCTTAAATTTATCTAAAAGTTCTTGATATTTTATGGATGAAAATAAATCTTTTTGGTACTTTGATATAAAGAAGTTATAATCGAAATTGATATCATGTCGATCTGAATTTCTTAACTCAATATGTATAGTGTCGTGATACATTCATCTTATTTTTTCAAAAATAAGACTTTTTTTTTTAAAAAACAAATTTATAGATTATATTTATCCATATCATTTTTTCTTTGTAAAACATCTTTATAAACTTGTCTACCGTGACTATCGGCTCCTTTCATTTTATGTTTATTTATCAATTCTACTAACCAAGGTTCTATTTCATTGGATCCTTTCCATGCAACTTCATCTTCTATTTCTTTTGGTAACCATATATGATATAATGTTGAATCTTGTTGAGCCATGACTCTCATTGTCATACCATTCATTGCATCTAAACTACTAGAATCTGGTGTTATTTTTACCATCTTCTCAATTTCTAAAGTTTTTGTATATCTACCATCTTTATCTTCTCTAAATGTGTCTCTACCTATAAATAAATAAAAATCATGTGTATCATAATCTGGATTTTCCATTAATAAATCTCTAAGAAGATCAATTTGCTCTTTTTCTTTCTTTTGCCTATCCTCTTTGTTAAGCGCCTCAAATTTTTTAATATATCTCATGATTCTTATTTTTTTAATTATATATTAAAAATAACTTTCAAAATTCTAATTTTTTCATTATATTTGCACAAAATAAATCAAATGGCAAAAATAACATTAACAAACGAACAATTAAGATTAATTCAAAATGCTCTTGAATTATACTCAAGAATCGGTACATTACATTTTGACGTAATGTTAGATCATCCATCTATTGATCATCTTGTAACAAAACAATTTACAAAAGAAAAAGAATTAGAGGTTGGTGACCAAACAATGAGGGGAGAAATTGTTGAAATTGGTGATGGTTACATCAAAACAAAAGGTAGTTGGGGTAAAGGTGAAGAAATAAAAACCTGGACTGATATTGATAAAATTAAATTGTCACCTAATTGGAGTGAGTTGCACCAAAAAAGAGACATAATCAGAGCTCACCTTAATGAACTTAAAAATCAGATATTTGGTATATCAGAAATACGTTTTGGTCAAGGTGGTAATCTTGGTATCCACAATAAAGATGTTGATAACACTTGTAGAGAAGCATTTGATATTATTCAAATCATCAGACATGAATTTTTTAAAGCAAATCCAAATCGAAGTGACATGACAGTTGATTCATCAGTTTCTTTATCATCTGAAGAATCTCCAATAAAAGTTGAACTCGATACTATTAAAGATATAAGGAAAGAAAAAATTAAAAAAATTTCTAAGTAATTTCAATATTTTTACTATTTTTGAAAAACATTTAAAACTTAAAATTATGATTAAAAAATATTTCTCTGAATTGGAAGACATTGAATTTGAATCTCGTCTTATTGAATTGGGTATCCGAAAAGAAAAATCATTTAGTGATCTTTCTGAAGAAGAAAAAATGGAATTTATGGATATTAAAGAATAATAAAAAATGCTCTTAACTTTAGCACTCTCTCTTTTTCTTGGATATGAAATTCAAAAATTAATTCAATTTAATTTTTTCCTTAGAATTAAAAGTCTAAGTTCTGATTACTACTCACAATTAGTAACAAGAGTAAATTCAGTTGCTTTCAAAGAACTTCTAAAAATAAGTATTTTTGATGCTCTTTACTTGATAACAATTGTAATTTGCCTTTTTACTTATAATCTTTATTTTGCCTTTATTATCATACTATTATCTGTTGCACAACATCTAATATTCAAAATAACTAAAAGTAAGTTTATTAGAATGACAACACATGCTGTAGATTCAGTACTGTCTATTTTTGCCTTATTACTATCAATAATTAACATTTTCTATTATCAAACAAATGGTATAGAACTCATAAAAAAACTAACTCATGCACTTTTCAATTGACATAGAAGATAGATTAATAAATATATTCCAAATTAATAAAAAATGGTATTTATATTGTATTGGATTTCTTATAGAACTGATAAATTCGCTAACATAAAAGGTGTTGGTTGGTATAATGCCGTATAGATATTGTAAAAAAAAGGATATAAATATGATATATCAAGAGAAGATGTAGAACTCTTAATGAAAGAAAATATCGGTAATATAATAAAAAGATTTGTATGAAAAAGGTGCTTCTAATAGATATGGATGGTGTTATAGTTGATTTAGGATCAGAATTTAAAAAATGGTTCAATGAGCATCCACACCTTATAGAAAGATATGAAACTCATCCAGATCATATTCATGGTATCTTTAGAAATCCCAAACCAATTGAAGGTGCTATTGAAGCAATAATTAGATTAAGTGAAAAATATGATTTATTTATAGCATCAGCCGCACCTTGGGGTAATCCAGAAGCAGCTACAGATAAAAGATATTGGTTGGAAAAATACTTTGGTAATCTATTTCATAAAAAATTAATACTTACACATAGAAAAGATATGTTAATTGGTGATTACTTGATTGATGATTCAAAACACAACGGCGCTGGTGATTTTAAAGGTGAACTATTATCTTTTGGAATTGATTATAAAACTGGAGACGCTAATGAATATCCTGATTGGGCTTCCATATTGAAAAAACTATTATAAAATTAAAAAAAATGAAAAAAATTCTTATCCTTTTTTTGCTTGTACTTGGTTTAAGTGTCAATGGCCAAGAATCTGAAAAAAAATTAAATGGCAATTTATCTTTTGGTGTAAATTATGCAACATTTAATGTGACATCTGCTGATGATATATCCACTAAATATCATTTGGGATTTAATTTCGGTGTAATTGCTACATATAAATTAACAAATAATTATTATTTAAGATTATCTCCAGGTATTCTATTTACTCAGAGAGATATTTTCATTAACAATGAACCTTACAGAATAGAGAGCAGTGCTGCTAATATATCATTACAGTTAAAAGGTAAATTTAAGAATAATATGCATGTATTTAGTGGTGGTAGTTTATCATATGATGCGGGTGGGAATTTGATGAAAAATTGGAGACCAGCTCCACAAGTTCTTAAACATGAAAATTTCTATTTTCAATTAGGATATGGTGTGGATCTTAAAAAATCTTCAATTGAATTATGTTTTAATTTTAATCCTTTTGATATTTATATGAAAAGTGATAATTATGACCCTAATGAATTGTGGTACAACTCTATAAATAAATTATATTCAAATATCTTAACTTTAAATTTTATTTTTTAATTGTTGAGCTGATCTGAGAATATATTTGTTGACCTGCCAGGACTCGAACCTGGACTCCGACAGTCAAAGTGTCGTATGCTAGCCTTTACATAACAGGTCAATAACTAATTGATAATCAATTTGCAACCCTGGTGGGACTCGAACCCACAAGCTTTATAAAAGCACCAAATCCAAAGTTTGGCGAGTTATCCATTTCCTCCACAGGGCAGTATATCAAAAAACAAAAAACCAAATAAAAATTGGGCATAAAAAAACCCAATCATTGATTGGGTAAAAATTTGGCATAATTCACCCAATCAGACCGAAATCTGTTGTTGCTGAACCATATTGAATAAATTTGCCATCATATTTTTAATTTTCTTTGACTTGGTTACATTCACATAAAGTGAAGAGGCTTTACCAAGTATAACATTTATATATAGTAATTATTTTTAATAAGTTTTTTCTATTTTCAACAAAAGTAATATTTTTTTTTAATATGTCAAAATTTTTATTAATCTATTTTAAAAATTGATGTTTTAATTGCTGAACATTCAAATCCATCATCAAAGATCAAATTAACCATAGAACTTCTTTCAGTCTTAAAATCAAAGTTATTAAATCTTTTTACTTTCATTTTTTATATTTTTTTTTAATTTTTATATTATTTTTACAAATATCCAATTTTTATAATAAAAACAAAATCAGTTATTTTTTCTATATATAAAAAAATAAAAAATTTTATGAAAGACTACAAAGTTAAAGACATAGGATTAGCAGAATGGGGTAGAAAAGAAATTGAAATGGCAGAGAAAGAAATGCCTGGTCTTATGTCAATTAGAGAAAAATATGGTAAAGAAAAACCACTCAAAGGAGCAAAAATATCAGGTTCCTTACACATGACAATTCAAACAGCTGTTCTAATAGAAACACTAGTTGAATTAGGAGCAAATGTTAGATGGGCAAGTTGTAATATTTATTCAACACAAGATCACGCTGCTTCAGCAATTGCAGCTAAAGGTATACCAGTATTTGCTTGGAAAGGTGAAACTTTAGAAGAATATTGGTGGTGTACAAAACAAGCATTAACATTTCCAAATAATGAAGGTCCAGATTTAATAGTTGATGATGGTGGGGATGCGACCTTAATGTTTCATTTAGGTGTAGAATTAGAACATAGTCAAAAAATATTTACACCAAAAAATAACGAAGAAAAAGCACTTTATAAAATTTTACAAGATACTTTTGAAAAAACACCAAAATTCTGGAAAAGCAATATAAATACATTAAAAGGTATCTCTGAAGAAACTACTACAGGAGTTCACCGACTATACGAAATGGCTAAAAACAACACACTATTAGTACCAGCAATTAACGTAAATGATTCTGTAACCAAATCTAAATTTGATAATCTATATGGTTGTAAAGAATCATTAGTTGATGGAATTAGAAGAGCTACTGATGTTATGTTACCAGGAAAAATAGCAGTTGTTTTAGGTTATGGTGATGTTGGTAAAGGATCAGCAAAATCACTTTCGTCCCAAAATGTAAGAGTAACAGTAACAGAAATAGATCCAATTTGTGCTTTACAAGCTGCTATGGAAGGATATAAAGTAACAACAATCGAAGATGCTTTATCTGAAGGTAATATATATGTTACTTGCACTGGAAATAAAAATGTTATCACACTTGAGCACATGAAAAAAATGAAAGATGAAAGTATTGTTTGTAATATTGGTCATTTTGATAATGAAATAGAAGTTGATAAACTAAATAGTGAACCTAATATAAAAAGAATTAACATAAAACCACAAGTTGATAAATATATTTTTGAAGATGGTCATTGTATTTATTTATTAGCACAAGGAAGATTAGTAAATCTTGGTTGCGCAACAGGACATCCAAGCTTTGTTATGAGTAATTCTTTTACAAATCAAGTCTTAGCACAAATTTCATTATGGCAAGAAGAATATGAAATTGGAGTTCACACTTTACCAAAATATTTAGATGAAGAAGTGGCAAGACTTCATCTAGAAAAAATTGGAGTTAAATTAACAAAGCTAACAGAAGAGCAATCTAAATATATTAATATTCCAATAAATGGTCCATATAAACCAGAGCATTATAAATATTAATTTGTTTTCACCTAAATAATGTCAAAATGTCATAAAAGAATATCGTGGAATTCAACGATAAATATATCTTATCGTTGAATTCCACGATATTTCTTATGTCAAAAAGTCACTAATTTTTTTGCCAAATCCATTTATCATTCTCAAAAACAAAATTCACCATATCATTTCTTTTAAGAATCATTTCATCTGGTAAATCTGTATATTTAGTTTTTATAATGATGTTCCAAGTTGACATACATTTTATTGTGATGTTAGTTCCAATCTTAGGTAAAACTATATTTTGGAACTGTATACCATCATAAGATTCATAATAAGTAGTGTTATCTACAAGTTTAATAGAATTAACATCATCCTCAATCAAAGATAATTCTTTTTTAATAGCTAACCATTCTTTTTCAACTTCAGTCCATTTTCCATGAGGACAAGATCCACCTCGATCTAAATATGTCACAGGTGTAAAAATCTTGGCTTTTAATGCACAACCACAAACTTTACATCTAGTTATTAAACCTATACCTACAGCTGTTATTGTATCTTTAAATTCACACTCATCACATATTTGTATTCTTTTGGTAGCTAAATCTGCTTGAGCATCATTAGGATTAAAAGCAATACGCCATGCCTTAAAAATTTCTTCTATCTTATTCATAAAAAAAGAATTTTATTTTTATATATTACTAATCATTAGTTCTAAAAGTTACATATTTAAAATAAAAAAGGGACTTAAAAAAGTCCCCTTTTTATTCAGTCTAAAAGAAAATTAGTTCAATATAATTCTCTTAACAATAACTTCTTTATTACTATTTAATTTTAAATAATAAACACCATTTGAAAATACTGTTGAATTAATTTCCAAATTATATGAAGAAATATTATGTAATTGTTTTTCATATACAACAGAACCAGTAATATTGATTAACTCAACATTAATGTCTGAATTATCAATATTATTAATACTAATATTCAAAACATCACTGGTAGGATTTGGATATACTTTAACATTATTCTCTAATTGTTTATCATTTATTCCTGTACCTTGATAAGCAATATTCAAATAATATTCAAAATATTGAGGTGGTGCAAATGATGATACTACAACATAATATGTACCAGCATCTAAAGTCTCACTAAATTGACCACCCATAGTACCGCCTGCAAATGCTACACAATTTACACCTTCATCATCTGGACAACCATCCAAAATGTGAATAGATGCATATGAATCTTCATTTCCAATGATTTCACCATTTACATAGGATTCATAAGGAATAGTAATAGTGTAAACTTTATCATTACCTGTCATATATTGATCACCACAAGGTGAAGAATCATAATCATCTGAGTAACCAAAAGTGGTTCCAAAATGATTAATAACTGGCATTTCCAAAGGAACAGCAGTTTCACAAATATCACCTTCAAGAGGATTGACAACTACAACATTAACAAAATATTCTGTATATGTGCAATTTTCAGCATACACTTTAAACACAACAGGAGTAACAAAACTATTAGGACTAACACCACTAACTTGAATAGTATTATTATGTGTCATTACAGCACCATCACTCAAAACAAAAGTTCCAACTAAATTATTGATAGAATTTCTTGCAATCCAAGGAATATTCAATTGTACTGTTCTTGTAGTTTCATTAACGTTGCCAATTACATCAACAGCAAGATCATCATTATAAGCAGCCTCAAACCAATAAGTAAGTAATCTCTTATTAGGATTTTCAGCCCTAGGTGTAACAGTAACAGTATATGTTTTACTAACACCAGCTTGTGATGTGACTACAAAATTAACTGGATTTGTAAAGTCAATTAATCCAGCTGCTGGAGTAACTGTTGCACCTTCACTAATTGTAAATGATGTTAACAATTCTTCTAAATCAGTACCATACTTAACAGACACATTAATATTGCTTCCATTATATACACCTGGAACATTATATCTGGTTCCAAAGCAATCAAACAATTCTAATTGAAAGTCTATCAAATCATTCCCTGTTAATGCCTCTGTTTTTAATACTGTTACTTCGTACCTCTCTTCGGTACCATCTTCAGCTATAATAACATAAGTTAAAGTATTAGAGAAATTATTAACACTAACTTCAGAAAATTGAGGTGTTAATGTACCATTACTTTCAGCAATAAATGCACAAGAATACTTGCTCTTAGTAAAATAAGATTTTAACTGATAAAGATTAGTATTATATGGAACAATAACAGTTATTCTCTTCAAATTTTGATCGATAACACCAGGATAAGTTGAATCTGGCCAAACAAATCCCCAACTATTATTAGCATCCCTATTAAAACCAAAAGTTAACAATTGCTTACTATTGCTAATGTTATCTTGTAATAAATAAACAACATAAGAATTAACTGTAGTACCATCTTCCGCCGTAACTTCAATAGTATTGTTGGTTGCATTTAAAACTGTTCCAACAGGATCAGAAACAGAAGCTAGATTTGAAAAGATAATCTCAGTTATAGTAACACTTGTTACACCATAAGGTACTAAAAAATTAACTTTATTATATAAATCAGTTACAATATAACCACTAATAGTATCAATAATAGGTTCACCACATAAATTAGCCTTAACATAAGTAGCTTTAATACTAATCAAATCTGCTGATGTATTAGCAACAGCTTTAGTCACAGTTAAAACAAATTCTGAAATCTCACTATCATCTTCTGCTTGAATCCAAAAATGTAAAACAGTAATATCACCAGTCAATGCAAATTCCAATCCTGAGCAAATTTCATTTGTCAAAGCACCATCATTAAACATATGAGCATAATCTGAAATTACCCAAGTAGGAGAAACAGATGTAGCAGACCACGGAACACTCACAGTAATATTGTTACTGTTATAATCAATAACAACATCAGACACAGAGTTAGATACATCAAATTCTAACAAATTATCCTGAACACTAGCATTACCAACAATAGGAATAACGTAGTATTCTTGAGGAACACCAGATTGAGACGTAACTATGAAAGTTTTTGCTTCAGGAACGCCATCATTATTCAAATCAAAATCTTGTGCTGTACCTGATGTAATATTACAAGTAGCATAATCACTCATTGTAAAATATACAGTCAAATCATCAAGACGAGCACCAAAAGGAACATTAAACGTTATGTTATTACCATTAAATATACCATCTTCCGTCTGCAAAAATACACCATTAGGATCACAAGGACCAGTCCAGTTTTTTGCCCAAGCTCCATCAAAAGTTAACATATCATTCTCAGTGGAAGGATCTGTGGGTATAACCGTCACAACATAATGCTCGTAAGATTTATTCTCTGCTTCAACAGTTACAGTTACAACATTAGTATAATTCCAAGGTGTAATATTAGACGTGGCCAACGTACCAACTACTGGATTTGATCCAAAATACATCTTTGAAAATTCACTAGAAGTAAAGCTAGCCTTTAACTCTGTAACATCAGTCGTAAATGGAACAATAACTGATACCGTTCTGTTATTTTGATTTATCACACCAACAGCATCAGTTTCTAGCTCAGCATTATACTCAGATTTGAAACCAAATGTTAATAATTGCTTTTCTGAACTCAAATTTTGTGCTGATGCCCAAGAAAAGCCCAAAGAAAGCATTATTACTAACGAACTAATAAATTTTAGTAAAAATTTTCTCATAAAAAACATGTTTTTTTTTAACTTTTTTAAAAAAAGTATCAAGGCTTGATAGTATGTAATTGTTGTAAAGTTTAATAAAAAACCAACAAATTACAATATTTTTAATTTATTGTCTTTTGTTGGTTTATAGTATCGCACCTAGTAGTCGAACTTAGTACCTCCCGGACAAGACTCTAAGAATCTTTTATGGACTTCAACCAATTCTCCAATGCGAAAGTAACCCTGAGAGGACTCAAACCCCCATCTAACGGTTCGTAGCCGCTTATTCTATTCAATTGAAATACAGGGTCATTAAATTATAAATTTTCAAGTCTATTCAACTTTTTCTTTCTAGAATATATAGTTTTATAGTTCTCCATACCATCAATACTATCATCTAAACATTGTTCCAAAAGTGATGCTACTTCATTTACTACATAATTAAAATCACAATTAATTAAATTATCTCTAGCATGTGAAGTATCAAATCCTATCATCCAATATCCATCAAACCTTTTATAATTCTCTTCACTTAAATCACCAAAATACTTCAAATTTTTTATCAACTCAAAAAATGTAGAACTATCAAATTTTTGTCCATATGTTAATCCACCATGAACATTTATTCTTATATCATCATAATCAACACCATAGAAAGGATGATTTGTAGGCAATAATACATAACCATTACCCCATCCACACTCATTTCTTAACATAGAAACAATAGAATTTTTTTGAAAAATTCTTCTTAAAGGACTTTCTATCATAAATATTGCTATTCCATTTTTCATAGTGGACACGAAGGACTCGAACCTCCTAAAGTTTTACCATAGTGCCCATATTTCAACATATTGTGAAATTAATATACAAAGTTATTTAATATTTCAGAATATCCCAAAAAAATTAACTTTTTTAATTAATCGCGCTCATGACAGGATTCGAACCTGCGGTGGCTCATCGGATTAACAGTCCGGACCTTTCGACCAACTAAGGCAACACGAGCAATTGCGGGGGCAGTAGGAATCGAACCTACTTTATTTCAATATTTTCATTCCCAGATTAACAGTCTGAAGCTAAACCATATCAGCTATACCCCCAATAATTTTTGTAACCCGTAGGGGATTCGAACCCCTGTTGCTAGAATGAAAATCTAGATTCCTAACCAACTAGAAGAACGGGTCAATTTTGTAGTGCCGATGGGACTTGAACCCACATTTTCAATACCAATTACAGTTCTCGATCTTATCAGGATCGGCTGGATACGGCACCATATTAGAAAATATTTTCCAAAAGTTCTATTATAATAGAAATTATTTTACTTTTTTACAATTATTTCTATTATAATAGAAATTTTTTGTACTGGAGGTGGGACTCGAACCCACATACACCATTACCTTGTTAATGCGTGTGTATGAGACACGGGGGATACTCCAGCATATAAAACAACATTAAATGCTACCTATTATTAAGCCTGAGGAACTAGAATACTAGTATATGTGCCTCATCAAACTCATTTAATTGTTATTATATTTATTTTTTTCGATTTCTTCATGTATTTCACTATGACAATTACTACAAACTAAATCACATTTATCTAATTCTTTGCTTCTACTTTTGTCGGATTGGGTGGGCTCGAACCACCGTGTAACCAACTAACCTTTCAACTGCTTATCAGACAGAGGGTTTACAATCCGTATAGTACCGTGAGTGGGACTCGAACCCACGATGTCAATTAAGACGGGAGGATATGAGCCTCCTGCGATAGCCAACTCCGCTCACCACGGTATATAATTGAGTTGGTGGGGGGATTCGAACCCCCGTGGATTTCTCCCACTTGTTTTGCAGACAAAGCCTTTAGACCACTCAGGCACACCAACATTATTTTTTTAACCATTTTTTTACTGAGTTTCCAGTAACTCCATATTTTCTACCAGTACCTTCTAAACCTAACTTTTTAACTTCATTTAATAAAACACCATAAGAAGGTCTTTTTACTTTTCTTTGTTTAATATCACTACATTTTCTACAACATTTAGAATTTTTTCTTATTTTAGTGCCACACTCACAAAAATACTCTTTATTTTTTCTTTTTTCTTTTTCTATTTTTTCTATTTTTTTTTGTTTATATGTTTTCAAATATCTATCACCTCTACAATGAGTATCTAGCGTTGCATTACAATTTGGACAAAGTATTCTTAAATTTTCTATTCTATTATCATTATGAATACCATTTATATGATCTAATATTAAACTCATTTTTTCACCATACCAATTTTCATCTTGTCCACATTTTTCACATTTTCTTTCTTTTAATCCTTCACTATATAAACGACCTTTTAAATGATGTGAGCTAGAATATGTTGAGTTTTCAACTAAAATATCACTTAATTTCCTTTTTTTAATTTTTCCAAAATTTTTATTTCCTCTATTATTAAAATGTGAAATATCAATTTCATATTTTTCTAAATAAAAATTTAAAGTATTAAAATTACCACCAAAATTTTTTTTGCCTAATTTGCTTAAAACCTCTGTTTTACTTTTAGATTTTTCTACTATTTTTATTAATTTTTCTTTTTTATACATATTTTTTATTTTTATATATAAAAAATTGAACACTAAAAGTGAAACTCTGTGGGAGAGGTAGGACTCGAACCTACAAGTCTATTAAAGAACTAGATTTACAGTCTAGCGAGCCAACCAATTGCTCAACACTCCCATTTCCTATGCGATATTACTAAATTGTGGAATATATGAGAATTGAACTCACTATGTAAAACCTCTCAAGCCTAAATTCTATTTTCTAGAAATCATCTATCAACGAATATAATTGATCAAGTTATATTCTACAGAAGTTTTGGTTTAGATAATACATATACAACCAGTTATCCCAAATAGTTTCAAAACTTACAACCATTGCTTCTCTATGTGACAGCATAAAGCGTCAATAAATCTTGAAACTTCTGCGGTGCTGACGGGACTCGAACCCGCGACCCCCTGCGTGACAGGCAGGTACCCTAACCAACTGAGCCACAGCACCGTGGTATGAAGGTATCAGTAGCTTTCCTTCATCTTTCACTTCTTAACACCATTGCTACTATGTTATGTTAAGCTCAGAGCGGTCCTGACGGGACTCGAACCCGCATATGGCTTCTCACCAATACCCGAGAGACAGTCGGGTTGTTTTCCATTCACTTCAAGACCAATTTGCGTATCGGGTAGGACTCGAACCTACATCTTTCAGGTTAACAGCCTGACGTCTTACCAATTATAGTACGACCGATACAAATTTGCGTGCCCGAAGGGACTCGAACCCCTGTATTTCAGATTAACAGTCTGACGCTCTAAACCAGCTCAGCCACAGACACATATATTTAACCATTTTTTGTGCCGCCGGAAGTATTCGAAACTTCAAGCTGGGGTTTTACAGACCCGTCTTCTCCCTGGATCGTCGGCAAATCACACTTACTTAAATCTTTTCCGCCTATGAACTTTTATGGTTGCTACACGGTGTAGGTCAAGGGTTGTGTTAAAACCTTGAACAAAACAGGTGGGTTTTCACCACTTTGGATTAAGCTTTTAAGTACTCCTGACGAGATTCGAACTCGCATTTCTCAGATTGAAGGTCTGGTATCCTATTCCATTTAGAAGACAGGAGCATGTTGTAGGTGGTTGGTTATCCACCTACTATTTTAATTTCACAATATGTCAAAGAACAAAAAACCCAGTCATTTTTTCTATGACTGGGTTTTTTAATTTTAATAAAAAATTGGTTTTCACCCAGTCAATAGGATATAATCATCACACTCATTAATCATAATGTTACGATAATCTTCTATGTTTATATTATATCTCATTTTCATTTTTATTTTCATTTTTTAGAGCGGGGGTCGGAATTGAACCGACGTACCTCTGGGTTATGAGCCCGAGAGCGAACCAGCACGCTCCCCGCATATTACTTTTATATCACTTTTTTTCTTCTTTTTCAATTTTTTTATTTAATCTCTCCATTAATTCTTTAACTTTTGTATTTAATCCTTTTTCAGTTTTTGGAACATCTTTATCATCAATATTCAACTGATCCGCCATTTTGATGAATTTTTCTGTCATTTCAGATATTTTTTTTAATTCATCATAATTTTCTTGTAACTTTTTAGTCATAATAAAAAAACCAGTCATTTTTTATTGACTGGTTTTTATAAAAGGTTTTTTTATCACCTGAATATTATCCAGTCAATTGAGACATATCATCGATATTCTCGTTACACATTACATTTTCAATATATATAAAATTGCGATACATCTCTTTTTCCTTTTTCTTTTATTAGTTAAATATTTTATTAAAGTTTATTTTTTCTTATATAGTTTTATTAAAAACTCATTTTTTCCATTTTCTGATTACAAAGATATATATAGTTTTTTAAAGTACCAAATCTTTTTTATATTTTTTTTAATTTTTCAATAAATTCGTCAGTAAGTATTTTATATTCAGAATAATCACAAATTGTTTGATAATTTATATTTACGAATTTCTTAATTTGTTCCAAAACTTCGTTTGTTATTAATTTACTATTCACTTCCCCGATTATCTTAAAATCTGGTATGGTTAATGTAAAACAATTTTCACCACTATATTTATTAGGAATATTACTAATTTTTATTCTATTCCAATGATGCTTTGGATTTGGTCCTATCCAGATAATAACATCTTTAATGCCAGTAACTTTATATCCTATGTTAGACATTTCAAGAAGTTCTTGTTCTGTTAAACTATTAAAATCAATATATTCTAATATCTTCTTCATTTATTATCTTTTTACAAATATAAAAAAAAATTTACACATTTGTTTTAAGTTGTTCTAAAAATTTATAAGCTTTTTTATAATAATCTTGTTGCTTATAATCGCTTGTCATTAGATATGTTATATAGCAAAAATACAATAATTTACTTATTATTAGTTC